TTTGATAATCTACGCGGACCCATTATTTTTTACCCTTCTTATCCTTACACTTACACGTTTCCTTGACCTTTTTGAAACGTTCTTTAGACCCATATGATTCTTTGTATATGGGTTTGAGAGTGGTGTATGTGTTTGTGGTGGAAGACATTAATTAGAAACCGGTTGGATTAATGGATTTACCCAAAGCGTCTTTTGTTTTTTTAAATCGTTCTTGGCGCGTTTTTTCTTTTTCTTGCTCTATCTCTTTTTCTGTGCCCCAAAGCGGTAAATTTTCAGATATTCGATTTAGACCTTCAACATAAACATCTCCGCTATTGTTGTCGATTGATTGACCTAAATTCATTATGTGATTTGCCAAACTTGGATCTACGGGTCCCTCTAAGGGCTTTAATTCTCTTGCTATGGTTTGAGCGTCTTTTAAAGAGTGTTTTCCACCCATAAATCTAACAGAATTAATTAATTTAGCTGATTTTGTTTTATCATCCTGAGAGCTGTCGGAACCCAATAAAGTTTGAAGTTCGTAAGGGCCAAATTGTCGTTTATTTAAATTTGTAAATCCAAGCGGCTCTCTACTATGAAACGAGTCGGTTATTTCGCCCATTTTTTTTAAAGCGGATTCTTTTGCGTTAGGCGCTTGATCTAAATAGCGTTGTTTTTCCAATCGCATTTTTTCATCTGAATCTTTTACTTTATTTAAAAACTCTTGAGTTGGCATAATTACTTAATTCGCTGCTTAATCTTATACTGACGAACTTCGGACTTGTCACAAAGATCACCAAGCATCTGCTCTGTTCCCGGAGAAACGCCAGCGGCAATTGCCATTGAAATCTTTTTGCAAAGCTCCTGTTCCATCATCAGTTGGAACTGATAAAACAGTTTGTTTTCTTTGACGCCGGTTGAAGGTGCCATTTTAAGCTTTTCATTAACTTCAAGAAGAATTGTTTGCGGTTTAAGAGCTTCTTCACCCATAAGCCCAATAATACGTTCGGCAACCGAATCATATGCGTCAGCGGCTGCTTCATAAGCGTCACCAAAAAAAGCGTGGTCGCTATGAAAAGGCCCGCGAGCAACCAAGTGGTGCGCGGTTTGTGCAAACATCTGCATGGTTCGTAAATGTACTAAAATGTCTCTCATCGTTTATTTCCTGTTTCTTTTTTTGTAATATTACTGTCTGCTGGCAACCTTGAATCCATCAGAGATCGAATTTTAGAAAACTTGTGTTTTGACAATTCTTCGTTTCCAATTTTAAAAAAACGATCAAATTGTTTTAATAAATCAGGATTTTTTATTTTTCCTTGTAAGTATCGTTTTACGTTCGTTGGTCCCAACTGTTGAACAGCCGCTAAAATTGGAAATTCTATGTTAGCTTCTGGAAACTCTTTCATTCTTCTTTCTGCGGCAGCTTTATATCCCGGCAAAAGACTTGTTTTAAAATAGTCTTCTTGTATTTCTGGGTAATTTACAATTTCTTCGAATGGTATTTGGTATTTCTTTTCAATCGGTTCTTTTTGATACGGGCTAAGAAACTGATATTTACCTAAAGCCCCGGATACGGGGTTTACGGCTTTATAAGGATCTTTTTGTCCTTCTGTTTCGGTTCTTGTGACGATGTTTTTTATGATTTCGTCTGCATCATAATCGTCATATTTATTGTTTGACATATTATTTGCTTGACATTGCTTTTTTTAAACGGGAAAAAGACATAAATTAACGCCGGGACTTATTTCCGATGCAACGCCAGCGGCGGCGCGAAAGGTTGTTGGGTGAGTTAGGATCGCTTCTCCAATCGCCTTTAATCTTATTAGATCTGGCGCAATACGCGTCTCCCTTGCTGGTGCCGGGACGAATACGATCGCCCCCGCTTTTAGCCTGCCCAGCTTGTCCATACGAGACTTTACGCGTGCGACCGCTTACGGTTTTAACAATTTTAACAAATCGTTTACCTTTTGCGGGAGTAGCCATGTTTATAGTTGTTAATTTAAACTAACCTTTTTATATTATTCAATATTTTAAAAAATAATGCATTAAAAAATGGTTTGTAGAGAAGATAAACCACCAATTTAAGCAGCCAAAAGTTAAAAAACAAGGATATTTTAAGCCATTGTTTATAACGCAAAGAAAGCGGTTTGTGTGTTTTTTTTAAAGAGGGTTGTTTAGGGTCTTTTAGTACAATTCTAGCCATTTTGTAATCTTAACAGAGTTTTTAATATTAACAATAAAAAAGGCTTGAAGATTACTCCTCAAGCCTTTAACCTATTATTTTGTTGTACGTTAACTAACAGTAATTGCGTATTTATTCGCAAGATGTTGAGTTACAGAATTACGTTCTTCGTTTGTAAGAACTCGATCGTAAACAATAAATTCAGCAATATCCCCACGAAAATACCATGTAAAAAAGTTAAACAAAAACGTTTTATCGTGACTTGAATAAATGTCACTTCCAATGGCCATTGCATTTCCGGTAACAGTTGCGCTAAGAATTCCATTTAAATAGTGATTAAACGAAACCCCACCAACAGTCGCAACCGCATGCACAAAAGCGTCGGTTGAAATAGAACCAATAGAAGGAGCTTGAACCGAGTTACCGGCAAAAGAATGATAACCTTTTAGTGTTCCTCCTTCATTATAAATAGCAAGCGGAGAAGTGCCAGAACCAACCGCCGGTTGTTCTGAATAAATTGCTCCTCTAACTCCAGTGTCTGTGCATTTTGCAACAACAAATACTGTATTTGAATCGGGAAGTCGTCGAAGCATCTTTAAATAAGAAGAAGCAGTGTTGCGAATTGCCGGAAGAGAGTTGATAGAATTTACAACATAAATTGGAGTGCTTGATGATCCATCTTGAATCATGTTTGCGCTTCCTATGGAATTTGATTCATCTGACCAACTTGTTACTGAATCTCCAGTTGATAAAGATAACGATTCAGCTTTAAACCAAGAGTAAAGTCCGTTGCTAACAGGAAGACCGTTTCCACTGCCACCGTTAGAACCAATTGAAATATCAAGTCCGCTTGGTAGATCTGACCGCTCAAGAATCAAAAGACCACCATCGTTATCTTCTAAAACCATTCTTTCAAGAAGAAAAGAGTCTTTTCCTGTTGCTGAAATTAAAAGAGAAGCACTTGGAGTTGCTTGAGAAAGATCAAATCTAAGAATTTTTCTTTGATTTCCGGGATCAGAGTTATATTCAACAATGCATTTTTTTACATTAGCCTGAACTGAAAAAACGGCGTCAGTTGCAATTGCCGCTAGTTGAAATAACTCGCTTTTATTAAGAGTAATAGAAGCAGATTGTCCTTTTGTGATAGAAGGTATATTTAAAATAGCCATATTTATCCTTAAAAAAAAGAGGGAGCAGAATAAAATCCACTCCCTCTCTGTTTCTTTATTTAGTTAACGATTATCGAACCCAATAACGAAGAGTGAGAACGTCACCGGCAACAAGAGCCTGCTCGCCACCAGTAGCAATTGCTCCAGCAAAGGTAAGACGTACCTTTCCAAGAACAACAGATTCTACCAGCTCTTCCGGAAGAAGATAAAGACGATCAACGTTTGCAACAACGGAATACTCAACAATCGAACCTACAGGAAGTTCAACATATTGATTAGCAATATCGCTTGCGCTTAGAACAACCTTAACCGGAGCAACCGGTTTAAAGGCTGCAATTTCTGCTCGAATTGCAGCATCTTCAGCAGCACGAGCTGCTTCTTCTGCATCAATTTCTGCTTGAAGTTCGGCTTCGCGGGCGGCTGCACGAGCTTCTTCTGCGTCAATCTCAGATTGAAGTTCAGCTTCCCGAGCCATCGCACGAGCTTCTTCGGCGTCAATTTCAGCTTGAAGCTCAGCCTCGCGTGCTATTGCACGGGCTTCTTCAGCGTCAATCATCGCCTCTAGTGCGGCTTCACGAGCAGGAGTAAAGTAGCGGTAATCTCCAAATTCACTAACATCGCGAGTGTCAAGGGTAACATGTCCTACCTTGCCCGCAACGCTGTCAACGTCAGAATCAGCGCTAATTTCAATCCAAACGCTACCATCGTAAAGATAAGTACGAGGAAGCATTGTTCCGTCTGAAGCAGCAACAGCTTGAGCAACCTTAACAACATCGCCTTCTTGAACTGTTAATGCATCACGTTCAGCTAAGGTAGTTACAACGTGAACATCGGTTAGGCTTATTGCTGGAATTTGAGAGGAAGAAAGTTTTCCAAACGCGTCAAGAGTTGCAATTCCGTTAGCGGCTGCAAGTTTACTAGTGACGTGTTCAAGAATTTCTTCGTCGGTGTATTGTTTTGCTTCGCTTAAAACCCGAGCGTCTTCAGAAGCACGGGTTGCTTCTTCAGCATCAATTTCTGCTTGAAGTTCGGCTTCGCGAGCCATGGCGCGAGCTTCTTCAGCGTCGATCATTGCTTCAAGTTCAGCCTCACGAGCCATAGCACGAGCTTCTTCGGCATCAATCATGCCTTCAAGTTCGTTTTCACGAGCTACGGCACGGGCTTCTTCAGCATCGATCATTGCTTCAAGCTCGTCTTCACGAGCCATCGCACGAGCTTCTTCAGCGTCTATTTCCGCCTGAAGCTCAGCTTCCCGAGCTAAAGCACGAGCTTCTTCAGCGTCAATCTCAGCCTGAAGTTCGGCTTCGCGAGCTAAAGCACGCGCCTCTTCTGCGTCAATTTCGGCCTGAAGTTCGGCTTCACGGGCTAGAGCACGAGCTTCTTCCGCATCAATTTCGGCTTGAAGTTCAGCTTCACGCGCCATCGCACGGGCTTCTTCTGCGTCAATTTGTGCTTCAATTTCAGCTTCGCGAGCAGGAGTGTAATAACGGTAATCTCCAAACTCCATCACGTCCCTTGTGTCAAGGGTAACATGTCCTACCTTGCCAGCAACGCTGTCAACGTCGGATTCAGTATTAAGCTCAATCCATTGACTTCCGTCATAAATATAAGTGCGTGGAAGTAAAGTTCCGTCTGAAGAGGTTACTGCTTGAGTAACCTTGGCGACGTCGCCTTCTTGAACTTCAAGAGCATCGCGTTCAGCAAGGGTAGTTACAACGTAAACATCGGTTAGACCGATTGCTGGAATTTGTGAAGAAGAAAGCCGACCGAAGGCATCTAGGGTCGCAATACCGTTAGGAGCAGCGAGTTTGCTGGTAACGTGCTCAAGAATTTCGCTGTCGGTATACGCCATTGCAGCGGCATCGCCAGCTTGACGAGCAGCAGCTTCGGCAGCATCTGCTGCTTGACGAGCAGCGGCTTCAGCGGCTTCGGCAGCAAGTGCTCTGGTTGTTTCTTCGTCAATTTCAAGTTGTAGTCTTGTGTCTTCAAGGGAACGAGCGGCAGCTTCTGCTTCGTCTGCTGCTTCACGGGCAGCGGCTTCGGCAGCATCAGCAGCTTCACGAGCGGCTGCTTCAGCGGCAATCGCCGCCTCACGAGCAGCTGCTTCAGCTGCGTCCCCGGCTTGGCGGTCAAGCTTTTCTAAATCAAGTTCATCGTGTAGCTCGGCGTCAGCCGCTGCACGTGCTGCTGCTTCAAGAGCATCTTCAGCATCAACGTAATCTTTTCTAGTTAGATCGCGAGCATCAGACGGAGCAACGTCTGATTTTGGATTGACCATAAACTGAAGCTCGTTGGCTGCGTTTAGCTTATAAAGCGAAACTTCAGCGCCCGAGCTATTTTCTGCTCTTATGGCTTGGTTGTTTAGAAGCAGTATTTTTGCCCCGTCAACCTGATTATTACCTATAAATTTCTTTTTAATATAAATAGTCATTTAGAATCCTTTAAAAATAATTATTTTTTTATACGATAGTTAAATAATGAAGGACGAATACGTCGCCTTCTTCAATAATTCCGTCAAGTTCTTTACCGGCCCAGTAAAGCAACGTTTGTCCGGAAACATCAAACCCTAATCCTTTTATTTGAGGACCGCCCCCGTGACCGATAATTAAAGAGATATTATCTGGTTCTAAGGGAATTCCTTGCAGGATTAACTGTTTGTTAAACGCTTCTTGTGCGGTTATAACTCTAGTTTCAATTTTTACAGTAGCTCGGCCAGAAACTCTTTGTTCTGTTCCATCGTCTTTTTTTATATAAAGTTCGCCGTCTGCTTTAACGTAAACGGCAACTTTATTTAAAGTTGGAGTAGGAGGAGCTAAACGTTTATTAAAAATTACTTGAGACATTAAGTAACCTCCACCGAGCCTTCAGCATAAATACTAAAAGCCCCAGCTTCAGCTACTTCAATTTCGTCTTTAACAATTAAATCATTAAATTGAAGCTCTAACGAATTAGAAACAACAACCGAGCTAATAACAACGGCGTTATTAACCTTAACGGGAGTCGTTTTTTTGACAACTACCATTTCAGTGGTAATTGGATCAAATTGAAGAGCTAACATTTTAATAATCGTTTAATTTACAGTTAAACTTGCAATCTCATTTTTATCGGCGTTTGTGTAAGCAATTGTTACTGTTGCAACAACAACGCCTGCTGCTCCTCCCCTTTTATAAACAAAGGTGCTGGTTGTTTCGGTGTGCGCTCCACTAAAATAGTCGAACGCCTCCTTAACCAACCCTCCGCTTACCTTAAGTGCCCCATCCAAGGTCACTTCAGTTAAATTTGTTCCATCCCCTAGTCTTATCGAATCATCGGTGTCAGAAATGACAACTTCCATTGCATTTGCAACAACAACCGCCTCAGTTTGAACCCTAAGAGCATCTGAGCTTTCATCAAAAGCTCTTTGCATTATTTGATTCTGGTCTAATGAGCTATAGTTGCGAATCGGCATTTCTACTCACCTACAGTTGTTAATATTAAATGCAATTAATGTATTAATTTATTTGGCAATATTATCAAGTAATTAGCTCTTGTGGCGTTACCGGAGCCGATTCAAAAGGCGCTGGCGGTCTTGGCATATTCGGCAGCGCTTGAGATTCAACGCCCGGACCCGACACAAGATTTTGTTGCTCTTCTCCCATTATACCAGACATTGGGCTTCTTTCCAAGGTTCTGTTTGGAATATTTTGTCCTTGAATTGGAATACTTTCCCCGGTTGGTGTAGGAGCCAACGGTTGTTGAAGTGGAGGAAGAGGTTGTTCTCCCATTAACGCTAAAAGATCTGGATCGGTGTTACGAAGAAGGTCAATGTGTTCTAAAATGTGATTAAAAACGTTTTCAATTAAAGTCCCGTCGCGACGAAGATCAGGATCAGCTATAACAGTTTTATGTTCAGTAATATGCAAACGATGTGCGTCAAGTGGACTTGCTTGAACTTGTTCACCTTCCATTAATCTTTCGTTTTCAGATTTAATAAGCATTAATTCACTTAGTTCACCTTCAAACATGCTATCAAGTCTTCCAGTGTTCATAACTTGAAAATATTGTTGAGGTGACTTAATAAGATTCATTTGAAGCATTTGCTCGGCCATCTGGACGCGTCCTGCGATGGTTCGCGACAAAGGATTGCCTACGTCAACAACTACTCTATTAATTGAGCTTATCTCTTCGCCTGTAAATTCTTTAAGCTCAGTGCGATTGTTTTTGCCAACAAGAGCAATAACTTTTGGGGTTTTAGCAAAATCTTTTAAAATGTTAATTAATGCGGTTCCAACGTCTTCGATTAATTTAACGTATGATTGTTGCAATCCCGACATAAATTGAAGAGACATACTCTGAACTAGCGCCAGAGCTGCTCCAGATTTAAGAGATGCTTCCGGGTTACCTCGGGCAACGCTATTAACTCCCGAAATAGTTTCGGCAGAGTGAATGAGCATTTCTAAAAACTTAAAAATTTCAGTTGGAGTTTGGGTAAAATTAATTGGTTCTGGTTTTTGATTACCTTCAATAATATTCATTCCAGCTTGAAGAGAAGCAAACGAAACGTCTGCATCACGCGGCACGAAAAGATTTTGAACACCAAACGCGTTTTGGTTGGTCATGATCGTGCTATAAAGAGCGTTGATTCCTTCTTGAATCGGAAAAATATCAAACATGTCCGTATATCCATACGGTGTTCCCATTATGGTAGATGGAGCAATTCTAAAAATAGGAATAACCCGATAGGGCATCGGAGCATCAAGAAGGATTGCGTCAGAATCAACGAAAAGAAGGTATCGACCTTCGGGCATAGATTCAGTTCTTCGATGAAAAAACTCGTAAACGGGAATATCATCTGTGTCGTCGTTTGAAAAAACAGCAAGACGATAAACCGAACTTTGGTTTTTAGGCGGAATAGCTTTAATCTTGTCAGCAAGTTCGGGATATTTTGCCATAAGGTCGTACCTATTTTTAAAAGTACGACACATTATCCAGTCGTTGTCCCAAGTTTCCTTGGTCCCATCGACAACAACGTCAAATGGCGAAAGATTTGAAAATTCAATTTCGCCTTCGTAGTTAAATTCTCCCGTGTCTGGGTCCACGTCATAGGCTTCGCCGGACGTGGCGTTCCATTCTAGTTTAACAAATCCAGCTCCTAGAACAATTGCCATTTCTGTCGCAAGCTTTAAAGCGTCTTCAAGACGCTTTTCTCTCATGTAGTAATCCAAAACACCATTGGCTATGTGTGTTTGAGCAAGCGATTTATAATCTGTGTTAATAGCGCGAGCTTCCATAATCGGACGGTTAGAAGTAACCATCACAAAAATATTTCGCGCAATATTTCTAAAGTGATTTACAGCAAGCTGTGTATACTCACCCTGTTCTCCTGTAAAATTAATCCGGTGCCCAAAGCCTAGATCGTTGTCATATGCGCCGTGATAAGCTCTCCACATACGCTGAAGTTTTTCAAGATAAGCGTTTGCTCTAAGCAGATTAAAAAAAGATGCAGACTTTTCAAGAAGATTAGATGCAACGTCTTCAGCTTTTTTTGCAGCAAAATAGGTATCTTCGGCTGACTGAAACTTACTTTGACCGTCCATATTATTTTTTCCTTACACCAAAAATGATTTTATATAAATCAGTTTTATCAACATTACGTTGCGTTGAAGAAGCAAATCCTTCTGCGTTTCTTACCTCAGGCGGATAATATTGATAAAGTTCAGCATTATAATGCATAGGATACGGATTTTTTGTAAAAGAGACGGATCTTACTAAGTATTTTAAAGCGTCAACTGCGTCATAATGTCCGTCATCTGGAGATCGAGCAAACTTTTCTTTATTACTAGCGCTTTTCCATTTTACGTTTTTTAAGTGACGAAGTAAAGTCTTGCAGCGCGGATTAATTATTATTTGACGTTTTGCAAGAAGCACTCGAAGTGTATTAATAGCAGCTTCGTTGTTGTCTTTTTTGGTTGCTTCAAATTTTATTTCGTTATTACTAATACGACGGATTTCATTTAATACTATATAGTCAATATCACTAACTCGTTTTGTTGGTTTTTTTATTTCATTGGTCAAAGGATTTGACCACAACTCTTCTTCTTTTTTTCTAATAATATCAACTAAATTAGGAAGATGAAGTTTTTGTCCGTTAACAACGTATTCGTCTTCTATTATTAATTTAGCCGCTCTAAAGTCGTAATAACCAAAAAGTATAACGGTTAGATCATTAAATCCTAAATCCATCGCTTCATACGTGTCATAAAAAGGAGGCTTGGGCCATTCTTTTACAATTTCGGTATAAAGTTCGTCGGTTGCTTCAGGAATAACGGAGGTATTGCTGTCTTTTACAATTTCACAAAGCAACTCTCTTCGAGCTGCGTCTGTTTGTAATCCACCAAGCTCATCAATAAGTTCTTCTAATTGTTCTTTGCTAATGCGAGGATTATCAAAAACCGTTTTTTTAACTAAAGAACCACGATGCTCGGCCTCTTCAATAAACCGAATAAAATCGTGTTCAGGTTCTTGAGGTGGAGTGCTTGCAAGCACTAATTTTCCACGAGTAATAAGGGTGGTCGGAAGAAGAATGCTTTTTACAACGGTTTCTAAATGATCGCAGCTACCGGCTTCGTCAACAATACAAATATGCGAATCGCCGCCGCGAAGCTTTTCGGCGTGACCGGAATCAGTTCCAGCAAGCTGAATTTCCGATCCGTTTGGAAAGTAATAGATATAGTCTTTTGTGCGAAATTCAGGTTTAATGTCTTCTGGGCAATCCTCTATTAACTTTTTAAAAAGAGGACGAACGTTGTTGTTGACTTGTAATTTGGTGGGAGAAACAAATTTAACAATGCTGTTTGGTACTTTAATGCATTGTTCTAAAGCAAGAACACAAAGAAGATAGGTTTTTCCGCTTCGACGAGCTAAAAGCCATGTGTGGATTTTAAAAGAAGCGTTATAGTACGACAGGTGCATTTGTTTTTGCACCGCGTCCAGTTTCCATGAAAGCTCCCCCCGCCTCCATAGCTCCTTTATTGCTTCGGCTTTTGAAATTTTACTCATTGGGGATCTTGTTGTTCAAGAAGACTTAATAATTCCTTGTTATCTAAATTTTTAGTTTCAACTTTAATAGTTTTAGGACTGTTTTCTAAAACATTGATAATTTTTGAAAAGATTTCGACTCGTTTTGCTTCTTCAAGAGTCAACTCTCTGTCGTAAGAAACTTCTTTAAGTCGATTAAGCTGCATTCTGCAAATTGTTTCTTGATCGCTTGTTAAGAACTTTTCAGCAGAAATAGAAGGACTGTCGCTAGTTTGAATAATAGGAACGCTTGCTTCAAGCAGTTTTTTTAAATGAGCAACTTCTTCTTCTAATTCTTTATTTTTTTTAGAAAGCTTTACAATTGTTTTTTGTTGCGCTTCGGAGAAAACCTTTAGTTCCGCTAAATCTTTAGTTTCGTTTAACATTGATTCTAAAGACATACTTAAACTCTATTCTGGTTGTTTCTTAATTGTTGTCCTAGCTTAATGCCGCCAACAAGAGCGCGAACCTCATCAACTTTTACTTTTTCTTCTTTAGCAAGAGTCTCTTGATTTTTTAATCTTTCATCAAATTCTTTGATTTTATCATCAACAGACTTAAATTCATGGTAAGCTGAATATGCTGCCAAGATGGAAAGAACTATAGAATCTGTTAACTGTGCCCCTAAAATCATTAGTTTTAATGAGAAAACACAAAACAATCCCAGTGGCAAAAATTTAGTTAATTTTTCCATTTTTCCTAACCTGTTGTTTTATAAGCTCTTTTGCGTAAGTCACTGTTTTTTTAATTACCGTAAAAACGGCGGTTGACCTTGCAATAAATACTTATAAATAAAGTTGTTAAATTAAACAACTATATTAGTGAGTTATATGAATCTAAATAATAAAATATGTCGTCTTTGTTCATCGTTTATGCAATCTCATCCCAGTTCCCTTGGATGGCTAAAGTGCCCATCTTGTGGCTTTTCTAAAGTAGAAAAACAAGTTATCACACTTGAAAACTACTTAATGGGTAGAGATTCACAGTTTCCTGAAGAACTAACTCCAGAAATTAGTCTTAATATTACCATACTACTTGAAAAAGTAAATGCTCTTTTATTTGAATTAAAAATATCTTCAGCAAAAGTATCTTCGGGATGGAGGCCAGCAAAAATAAACGCAACCGTTGCGAATTCCGCTAAAAAAAGCCACCACATGACTGGCAAAGCTATTGATTTATTAGATGACAAAGATCAGAGTCTTGCCGCTAAAATACTAACAAACCCAACATTACTAAAAAAGTATGATCTTTGGTTAGAAGATCCGGCTCACACAAAGGGAAAGGTGACAAACTGGGTCCATCTAGATACCGGTAACAGGTCAGAAAGAGCCCTTAGAATGTTTAAACCTTAAATTATCACATCTTTGTCTAATTTATTTTTAGAAAAAAGGTTATAAAATTCTATAAAGTCTTTTGAAGAGCACCCAATATTCAAACGAAACGTTCCTTTTGGTCCTTTTAGCGACCTTCCGTCTAGCCCAATGATTTCTTTTGGGCAGATTCCTTTTGCCCATAAAAACATCCCAGATACTTTTAATATTTTAAACGGAAGATCGTCTTTTATTTCATTTATTAATTTGGTTCTAGCGTTTAAAGTAAGCCTTCCATCCTCAAACACAGTAAAATCACGATTAATCTGTGTGTTTAATATAAATTCGGCTTCGTTTTGAGCAACGATAGAAAGACCACTTGTGCTGTATTCAATGTGTCGTTCAAGCGCCTCTGCCAGCGCTTTATCTTCTAAAATAGCCCATCCAATGCGGGTGCTGGCGTGACCTGTTGCTTTGCTTAAAGAAAAAACCATTACGGGATGGTCATATTTTTTTACATTTTGGACATACTGAGGCCAGTTATAAGTCAAATCAAGTATGTCTGTTTTTTTATACAGAACCTGTGTTCCCGTTGGGTTATTTGGGATGGTTGTAACAAGAAGAGACTTCTCATTTTTTTCCCATTTTAATCCGGCAAAATCCGCTAAATGTGGGAACCTAGAAAAGTGAGGCGGGTTGGCCCAAGCGCTGTTTGTTTTTTTTACTTCCGACAAAACACGCAAAAGACCAAGAATAATCTGAGTTGCGCCAGCCGCAACGACAATGTGTTTGTTTTTTACTTCAGCATTATTCTCTTGTTCGTGAATTCTTTTAATGACAGTTTTAAGGCTATCTTTAGAACCATAAGCATACTGCATTTGGTTGTTAAATTGAGTAGATTGTTGAATGGAAAACGCTTTCCAATAAGGAATTAAAAAGGCGGGTGAACCCCACGACATATCAATCCTGTTCATCGCGATTTACTCCATACATATAGCTAGAATCGTACCCAACCGTCCATTTGTTGCCGTCTTCGCAACCCCATTCCTTCGTGTTAACCTTATAATCAATTGTAGCAGGAGATGTGTTTTTTGTTAAGGATGCGTCCTTAAAAAGTATTCTGTTTTGGGGATACAAACAAAAACAACCATTCTTAAGTTTTATAAAATGAAACACTTTCCATTCGTTTGGACTTTCTGCTATTCCCGACAAAGAAGTTTGATTTGAAAAGTCTATTGAAAAACAATATTCTCCATCATAAACTTGTTTATTTCTTAACAAAACCCGGCACGCCATTCCTTTTAAAAAATCTATTTGAAAAACAGAATGGTCGTAAGAAAGACTATCCCACATTTCAAGTTCGCCTAGCTCAAACTTTGGTGCGGTTTTTTCATGACAAAAAGAGTGAATTGGAAGTCCTGTAAATAAAACCCCGTTTTCAAGTAAAACATAAAAACTAACAGCAAGTCCTTTTACCGTCCGAACGGCAACAACCCATCCTTTTGTAAATGATCCTTCGCCCTTTTCATGGTTGTATAGAAATTCGTCTCTTATTAAGACGGGAAAAGAAGGGCAGGAGCTACTTAGATTAGCCATTTTATTTTTGACACTTTTGTTTTAAATATTCTTCAACTTGAATTTCGTATGTTTCTTTAGGAATTTCTTCAAAAAACTCAGCCATAAAGTGTTTTGGATCTGAGAAGTGTTCTTCATCAAAAACACAGTGTACTAATTCATGCATCATTACTTGGTCTTTTTCAAGATCTGAAAGAATTCGTTCTAAATAAGCTGTATCAAACGCTATTACAAATCCATTTGCTTTTTTGTGACAATACGCAATTGCATCGGGTAAATCTTTTACAATAAGCGTCGTGAAGATGTTTGTTTTTCTATACTGCGAGGAAGAACAGGCTGTTTCTATAATCCGCAAGTTTTTACTAAACAATTCCTCAATCCTTTTGTCCTTACTAGGAAAAAGAATAAACCCAGCGTTTAAATAGGAAAAAACCACTCCCCAAAGAAGAAATCTAATCATTTGTTTCATTTTTAAGCGCCCGTTTTAAACGTTGCCTTTCCGCACATTTTTTTCTATGACATTCGGGACAGGTGTGTCCGTTCCAATAGCCGTCGCCGTTAACACCCTTCCATTTTTTATCTTTTTTATTAAATTTACCTTTTAATACCCGGTGTTTTAATTCTCCGCACACCTTACATATCTTGGCTTGTTTTTCATTTAATACAATTGGGCTGCTCATAACGTTCTTTTTCTAAAGGGAAGGAAATCATTAGGATAATTAAAAGCCAGTTCTGTTTCATCGTCACTGAGTAAAAAGGTTGTGTTTTTTGCACGACTTTCAAATTGAATTGAAAGTATCTTATTCAACCTTTCGTGATGAGACCTTTTCTTTATGCGAGGTTCACGTTTTTTTGTTAAAAACCATCGATTGTTTAATTCAGAATCCCAGTCTTTAAAGCTCATAATCAACTTTCTTTGTTATTGTTTTGTCCAGCGACTTGGCCGCAATGTCTACAAAACATGACGTTTTTCTTATCATAACCCCAATTATGAGGCAAATCTAGATCTCCACAGGTAATAACGTTGTGGGGACGAAAATTTTTTTCATCCAAAGAATTCAAAAAAACGCCAATTGCGATCAAAAAAACACCAATTACCAGAATCATACTCATAACTTACCTTTAATTATACCTAAATTGTTAAGAAATCTACCCCGTTAACAACTATTGTTATCAAAGTAATACTCTGAAAGCAGACAATAAGTCTGCGATCGTAAGATAGCTAACCCGTTGGGATTAGTGTATCCGATACCTTGTTCCGGAAAAAACCAATACCTCTGCATACTTAACTCCATACTGTATTCCATTATTTCATACGTAACTGGTATTGATAATGCGTTGTATGTCATAAAGTATCCTTTATGCATTGCTTCCAAGTCTTGGAATGTCGTATTTTTCTAAATAAGACTTGGTAAGCTCGTTTTTAGCGTATTGTGGAATAATGTATTCTTTTTCCTTGTAAGTATTTTGAATCCACTGATTGGCTAGACCTAGATTACGGAATACGCCAATCACGTATGCTTTATTTCTCGTATTTACAGCTTTAACGATCACTCTAGAGTAATCGTCGTATTCCACGCGTAAACGGTATTTAACGGCGTTAATTTTAGAGTATGGAGCATACCCTTTAGCCACATACTGATCGACCCAATAGCGGGTTCTTACGCCAAGGGCATCGGGATTCTGTACTCCCTCCAGCACCTCGAACCTGAGTTTTTCCCGGTCGATTATTAAATTAAGACAGTTGTGGGTTTTGTTTTGTAATTGACGCACTAGCTTGCCGAGTGAATCAACGACACAAGACGAATGTGTAATATAAACGAGTTTGTCTTGGTCGTTTATAAGGGCAATGACTGCTCTTTGAGGAAGAGCTAATAAGGTATGTAATTCGACATTCATCAGTTATAGTTGTTAAGTTTCTATCTTAATTTGTTTAAAAACTAGATGATATAGACTAAAGA